TATGTAAAGTTTCTAAAGTCTTTAAGTTGCTCTGGAACATCAGTCATCATGTACCACATCTATGTCGTGAGGGTGAGTATCGTCTGCCTTAGCCCACACAGCACTTATAGGGGCTACACCAAACTCAAAGGTTACATCGCTTATCTTATGACCAGACACGGCTCCCTCAAGCTTAAAGCCGTGTGTAGGGGGTACTGTATCTGTACCAAACCCTATCTCAATAGTGTGTGAATCATAAGAGTTCTGTATCATCAGGTAAGTACGTTGGACGTTTGTATCTAGTAACTTAGTCCAGTTACCCCCTGTCAGTGTCTTTAGCTCTACTTTAAGTGTAGCATTTGGACCTTCTCTCATTGCAGTTGCTCCCCTACATCAAAGGGCAGGTCTTGTAGCAAGTTAGCCATAGGACTCTCTGCCATGATGACATCTAAAGACGCACCGTTGTCTTTAAGAAACTTAACAGCCACTGATAGTTCACTAGCTGTAGCTTCCCCACTACGTACTCTTAGTAGTAGCTGTTGGGTGACAGCCTCATGCAAGCTGTCTATCAGTTGTTTTTCTGTCATTATTTTTTCTTCTTATACTTGTCTGTTTTAGGAAAGCCAGCCTTCATATTGGCATACGACTTAGCTGAGACTGTAGACTTACTCTTAGGTCTACTTGTCCCTGCTTTCTTACGTTTGTTTATGTTTTCATATAAACTCATGTCTCATCCTTCATCTTAGCTACTTTGTCTACAAGAGTATTAATTGCTTTAGCATCCTCAGGACGCTGTTTCATTCTACCAAGCAGGTAAGTAAACAGCATAGGGATAGCAAATACAGCCAAACTAATACCAATGACTAACTCAAAGGCGTTAGCAAGTAGCTGGTCTAGAGCAACCAACATTGCTTGCCAAGGATTATCTACTTCGGCTATCTGTTCTGTTGTGAGGCTTTTGTCCTCTTCAATCAGACTTGCCCCCACAAGCGCACCTGTCCCTGTCGCTCCAGCAATGAGTGCAGGATTCCCAGTTACAGCCGCCGCAACACCCGCGCCGATAGAGGCTCCACTTGCCGTAAACATATCTGACATACTTATGCTCTCGCATCCAGATAAGCCAAGTGTAAATAAGAGTATGAAGGTGCATTTTAGTTTACTCCAAGTGTTCATAGTTGTTGCCCTTTTAACTGAAGGCATTTAAAGTTTATAGGATTTAAATCCATATTAGGCATTTCCATAATGTCTCTGCCCATCTCATACGCTCTTTCTTTACACTGGTCATATGTCTTATAAGGACCACGTGTATCGTTGAACTCCCAACAGTCTGTAGGCACAGACAAGCTGCAAGCTAGTACTAGTGTTTTAAACATAACTTATTGCCTTTGCTACTGATACCATAACTGTTATGAGAAGACCTATGGCTACTGCTAGGATAGCCGTAACTAAGCCAACAGTCTTCATAGTATCTTCAAATTCCTTAGCCTTGCGTATTAGTTCACGCCTAGCCTTAGCTTCAGCTTCTCGTTGTTCTTGTAACCGTTTAGCACGTTCAGCCAAGATACCCTTCCAAGTACCATGACCAAAACGCATGTCAACCATAGTAGCTACTTCCTGCAACTTTTCTGCTGCGAGTTTAGCATCTATGACTTCTTTAGCTACAGTATCTACCCCAAATTGATCCCCAAGTCCACCACCAGCCTTCTTGTTTCGGGCTTGTTGTACTTGCTTTTCACCTGTGAACAGGTTGTCAATCTGGTTTGCTATTTGTCCAATATCTTGAACAGTGTTAATGTGTGTCTTGATAAAGTCTACACTCTGTTTAACAAGTGCAATCCCAGCTAGGGCAGTACTGATCGGTTCCATATGGTTCCCCTATTTGAAATACTTTGTAATATTACCTAGTAGACCATCGTTCTTTTTCTTCTTAGTGTCGTACTGCTTTGTGTAAGTCTTCTTAGCTATAGGCGTCTTAGTGTACTTTGTAGAAGACTTAACAACTTTCTGAGGTTTCACGCCAGTACCCTTAGTACCCTTGTGTACCTTAGTAGCTTCCATGCCTAGCTGTCTGCTAATCTTGTCTAGCGTACCCTCATCCTTATCTACTCCAACTATATTCTTTCCCATAATTATACCTTCATAAGTAGAGATGCAGCGAGGCCAACGATAACAACCGTTGACCCCATAATCATTGCTTCTAGCCGCCACATACGCTTGTCCAACATAGACAGTTGGGTTTCCACGTTAGCGTAGCGAATAGCACATTCTTTTTCGTGAGCTTCTAGTTCCAAAGCTACCCTCAATTCAGGTGTGACTGACTGTTCCAGTTTCATGCTTCAGGCCAATCGTTAATAGGTGCATTACCTGTTACATTGCCCTCAGCGTCCACAGGAGCCTCGTACAGCGCGATAAAGGCTTCTAGGGTAGTAACACCGCTAATAGCTGCTTCAATCGCTCCTGAGGCTGTCCTGACGGATTGACGGTATGTTAAGATATCTGAAGGGATTTCAGCATCTGTTTCTGCTTTGCGTGTAACGTACCAGTCAGAGGGGGTAAGAAGCCCTGCTGCTTGCTGCTTTACTAGAGCAATAGCATTAGACTTCAAACCCTTTGTGACTAGCTGTACACCGTCAGCATCTAGTACTGCGTTACCCGCTTCGTCAGTTTCGTTTACATCCTCTAAGGACTTTGGAACATCTGCTGACCAGTAGAACCTAGAGTCAAAAGAAGAAGGATCATCTTCCCAGATGACCCCCCTTGCTGCTTTAGTTTCTGCTGACCACACCATCCAGTTTCGGGGATGAGTGATACCGTCATTATCCACCCAGCTTTTGCCAGCACGGATTATTCTTCCACTATATTTATATGCCATAGTTGTCTCCTATCTGGCGTTAGCGTATTTGAATGGTGTTTCGGCAAAGGCGAGGTAGATATATGTTGCGCCGCTTCCATTAAAAATTGTATCTGTATTCCTTAACTTGAAACCGTTACTTAGATAATCTCTATCGTGAGCAGTTCCTGTATACTCTGCTATGCTATCTTCTGCATAAAGAGTGTTAAAGTTTGGGTTATTTGGCGCTCTTGCACTATCCGTCATACCCCATCTTTGTGTGCCTGAAGTCATTTTTACCAAAACAAAAGCTGGCCTGAACCCTGTGTAGACAAACGGCCCATCTGTGCTGCCGTTGCCGGTGTAGGAACCCGCCTTGATAATGTCGCTGTTTGCGAAACAGTAGGCTATGTAGTTGTTACCATTTGTATTAACCGCCACACCATTCCCGACTGTAAACACTGAAGATGTTGGTGCAGTATCATTCCACGGGGCAACAGCATCAATAGTGGCAAGGGTTTGGTTAAGTATCAGATACTCTGTCTCTGGCTGAGAGGTGTTTGCTGAATGATAAACGTGCCAATCTACAGACTGGCTACGGTCTTTAACTAAAATAACATCTGGCGCGACCCCTAACGAATGACCAATCGTTGCCCCAGCAGTACCGTTGCCAACATAGGACGTTATGCTAAACCCTGCGTCAACATTCGCAGACACCTGTGACGTAATACTGCCATCAGTATTGCTGACCGCCGCGCCGCCAGCTTTCCAGTTCCAAGCTGCGTAGGCATTTCCAGATGCGTTTACATAACTTTCAAAACCAGTTGCGCCTTCAGCCACATCAAAGCCATCTGATGTTAGGCTAGATATGTAACCATAATCAGCCGTAGTTCCTAAAGCACCCAAAGCACCTTCAGCGGTAGTGTTGTTAGAGCTTAGTTCTTTGTTTGCGCCAGCACCCCTAACGGAATCCCAAAGCGTATGACTTAAAGCGATGCTTCTATTTTTTATCCAAACTAATCCACCGTCAGTTGACAAATCAAACCCAACGCCGGAAATGTTTCTGGGGAAAGTTGCATCGCCTGTATATAGAACCGTATTGAAATGCTCAGACCCATCCACAATCGTAGGCGTTGGAAGGTTTGCGGTACAAAGCGCAAGGTAGCCTGACGGTGGCGCATACTTGAAGTCACCAATGTTGTTGGCGTCTGTGTTGCCGCCAGCGGTGGTTGCGCCAGAGAAGGTGCTGTCTTGACCGAAGTTGGCGATTGTTTGCAATGCAGTTCCAGCATTAGTGTCATATGCTTGAATAAAGAAGTATTCTCCAGATATGCCGCTAAAAGCTGGATTGGTTCCGTTTTCTGGGTCGCCACCAGCAATCCAAACACCGTTGACACCCCACCATATTTTTCCATCTTTTACAGCAACCGAAACAATATCTCCCGCAGCAACAGTAGAACCGTAAGTCGTGTAAGAACCATTATTTGCTTTTTGACCACTATTTAAGTAAAGAACATAACCGTTTTTGCCTGCCGTAGCTGGCTTACTTAAATCAGAAATATTTGTAGGTGCAATTCCTATTTCGCCATAGCTTCCTACTATTTTATAAAACTCAGCGTAATAACCTGTTGCGTCACTTGGGTTGAACCCAAAAGTTGTACCAACGCCGCTATCAGTGCCGTGAACTATTTTTAAATTGCCCTCCGACAAAGTTATTGTGTTGTCGGTATGAATGGAATTGAACGTAGCAAAGTTATTCGCCGGACTGTCAATCAGGCTGTCACGATAGTCTAGGTTGTTAGGTGTCCAGTGGTTGCCCTGACCAGATACGTCCTTCCAGAACGCTGCTTCGCGTGTGTCGGCAAAGGCCATATAGATGTAGGTGCCGCCGTTTGTGTTTTTATCTCCATACGTTGTAGTAATTTTGAATCCATTGGCTAAGAAATCCACACCATACGCTGTAGAACTTGCTTCAGCACCAGAACTTTGTGTCCACAATGAAGGCACAGGGCCTCCGTTATATGTATATCTTGTGCTATCTGTTATCCACCATTCACCTGTCGTATCTACTCGTTTTGTTAGGACGTAAGCAGGGCGAAATCCCAAGTTAACAAAAGGCCCATTAGAACTACCGTTGCCAGTATATGACCCGATGGACGAATAGCCAGCCACCGAATTGAACGCATAAAACACAAGCTGTTCACCAGAGTTATATGCAGTTGAGATTGTAGCCACAGATGATGTTGGCGCAGTTAAATTCCAAAATGTGCTACCAGTTGTCGCTGCATCTGTGCCATTTAGACGTATCCATTTAGTAGCGTCTGTTACAGACGAATAAGAAAACCAACTACCAGTGCTGTCACGCCGCTTCAGTATAAGCAGTTCCGGTGCGCTTGTGAGGCCGTGTCCAAATGTTTCTGTGCCAGAACCTTTTGTGAATGTGCCTATGCTAAACCCATAGTCAGGATTTGCCTTGACCGTACTGGTGATTGACCCATCAGTATTGCTTGCGGCTGAACCGCTGCCAGCATCCCAGCACCAACCTACATAATTGTAACTTGCATTATTAACATCATTAAGATTACCAATACTAAATCCATCCGTATTAAACGATGTAAGACCATTAGCGTAAGTATATTCTTGGTCCGTAGTATTGCTAAATACATGTTTAGTAGCTCCTCTAACACTATCAACAAGTTGATGGCTATTTGCAGAACTTCTATTTTTAATCCAGACTAAATCAGGCGAAAAGCCCAACCCGCTGATGCTTTGCGTACCGCCGTTGCCACGATAGGTAACTGCATTGAACCCCTCGCTGACCACATCATCTTGGAAGGTCAGGTGGAAACCGTTTGTACCGTATGAACCAGCGTAGTCTATAGCTTCCCAATAGCTATTGGTGAACTGACCAAAGCTGCTTGCGTCTAGGGCTTGACCGTCAATGAAGTGGATGTCGGATAGGTAGCCGTCTAGGAACTGATTAGAACCTGAGTTTCCGCTAATGTAATGGGCTTGAGTATTGTTGATGATACAATCTAGGTTTTGCGATGGATAAGAGGCAGTGCTTAAAGACTGCAAGTTACCATTAACGTAAATCTTTATTCTGTCAGATGAAGTTGCTTGTGTAGTGTCCACCGAAATAACAAAATGATACCAAGCAGACACATCTCTAAATTTTGCACTTGTGTTTAAATTCCAAGTGCTTGCATCACTTCCCCAGAAAATAATAGTGTCGTCTGTATTAAATAACAAACTGTCTGAATAAGTGCTTGTTGATTGTAAAATCCTTTGATAAGACCCCAAATTCCCACGCTTGACCCAGCCACTCCAAGTCCAAGTCTTGCGGTTGCCAGCAGCAGCCGGTGTCCAGCTTAGATACTGGCTTTCGTCATCGTTGAACTTGAGGGATTGCTGGGTGACTTCCTCTTCACCACTACTGTACATCCATTGGGATGAACCTAAAGGTGTACTCATAATATTCTCCTATGTAAATGCAATCTGTGGCGTACCTAGCAGAATGTTATCTGTGGCTTGTACTACATATGGCACAATGTCTACAGCGTTAGCGTCTGCTGAGAGTAGTAAACCTAACCCACCAGCAGTTTTATAGTTAGTATCAATAGAGACTGTTCTGTTTCCTGTTGCATCCTGAACGAATACAAAGAAACCAGACTGTCCTAGCTGTTCTGTTGTTGGATTTACTAAGGTAATGTCACCTGTAAGAGTGTAAACAAAGTTTTGATTAGCTGCTAAGTCAGGTGTTGTACTACCTGTTACACTAGCTGTCTCTGTGGTAGCTACTGCTGTACCTGAGATAGTAATACCAGCAGCAGTTGTTTCCATCTTCTTAATATTATCATGGTAAAGGTCTACTGCACCTGCGTTAGGGG